TCACTTCTTATCCGATTCAAACAGCTTTATTGCATCTTTAAATAAATCTTTACTTCCTAGCCATGTAGAAAGAGATGACATCGTAAAACTAATCGCTTTCGTTAATAATTCCATATTTCAATAGCTCCTATACTAACGAGTTGTCTTAGTTCATCATGCTGACTTTTGTATGCTTATTATATATATACCACATTGAAATTGGATGTAACATCATTGAAGCGTGGTACAGAATTTGAAATCCTTTGTAACCCCAGCTTTCTTTGCTTGTGGAATTTCTTTTCGAAATTCTCTTTGCTGGGGCCCTGACTGTACTGAGAAAAGCTTAATTTAAGTGTCTTATCAATTCAATGAGCTACTGTAAATTTGCCAAATAGCATTATCATATTATTTATGTTCAAGAATCTTTAAAAAGCGTTAGAACCTTTCGTTCTAACGCTTCGTCTACATTTATTGAAATTTACATTTCAATTCCGATAATCAATGTACTTGTTTGAAAGTCCACGCACGACCGTTAACTAAAAAGAGAACAAGTCCTACTTGCTCTCTTTCCTAAGTTATTTAAAACTTATTCTTAGCTATGCAATGTATTTCGGTTTATAACGTCCACGCATTGTCATTGACATTTATATTATAATATTTTTATTAAATATATCAAGGCTAATAAATGTAATATAATTTAGTTGTACTCATCCAATATATTTTGGATATGACTATGTTGCTTATCAAAAACGCTTAGTCCATGATTTAAATAGCTTGTTGTTCTGAAATTTCACATTATACATCGTGTATCTATTAATAGAATTTACGATATCATTTACAATCTTTGTATTAACATGCGATCTTAATAATTCGTCTATCTCTATTTTACATTCATTATAAATTGTAGTGATATCAATCACATTTTGTACGTCTAATAGTTTTGTTATTTTCACTCTGCATTCAGCAATTAACATCTTATCTGCCTTTTCTTTGGCCATAATTTTTCTTTTTTGACTATTACGTGCTTCAGCCTCTTTTAATAATTGCTGTCGTTTTAACTCTCGCTCTTTTCTCAATGCTTCTTGTTCTTTTTCTCTTTGAATGCGTCTTTTTCGTTCTAGTTCTTCTATATACGCAAGATATTTCTTTCTATGAAAATAATCAATCAAAGCAAAGACTTTCTGTTCGATGTTAGTGGGCAAAGCCATACTATACTTTTTAAAATCATTAATTAATTCAATATTCTTTCTCGTAATAGGCTTTGATGAATTCGAATTAAAATCTTTCACATCTAACTCAGAGATCGTAGTCCACTCTTTATACATGTTTATAACTTTAAAATGATGCTCTGAATCATTCATTAATTTCTCATGATTTAAGAGTATATCATCCAACCAATCATCTAACAGAAATATATTCTTTCTAACCTGATATGCAATACGATTTGGAATGCCACTATGTTCTTTAAAATGTTCAATCCAAAGTTTCATAATTGTGTCTTTTGACTTTGATCGAAGTATATATTGATACTTTAATTCTTTTCCGCATTCACAATATAACGGCGTATCATTACAACACGTTCGGTAATTTTCATTTACTTTAAAGTCGATAAGTTCCCACTCTTCTGAATAGCGATACATATCATTGATTAATATATTCTTTTTTCTGTATTTATAATACTTAAACAGTATTTCTCTTTGGTTCTCAGTTAATTGACTGATTAAAGCATGTCTATGTTTCTCGTTATTCACATATCTCAAATAACCACCTCTTCTACTTAAAAGGTTAACTTTAGTTCATTACACATTAATGTGATGGTTTGATTTTCTATGTTTGCATATGTAAAAAAGAGATATGACTAATCACTCATTAATCATATCTCTTTATCAACACTATGATATTCAATTATAATGCCTAGTCTCATAGCAGACGGCTACTACTGTACATGATTTTGTTTTTTAAAGTCCACGCATGGTCGTTGACTTAATTATATTATAATATTTTTATATAATAAATACAACATTTATATGTATTAACCTAGAAACGTTTAAATACAAAACAAAAAACCTATAACCACAAGGGTTATAGGCTATATAGTGGAGACGGCGGGAGTTCATTAAAGCATTTATCTATTCATGTAGAAATCGCTAAAAGTGTTGCCATATCAACGTTTACATTGTCCAACACATTGAGTGTAAAATGTTAAAATTGCAAAAACAAGAAAGATTTGTGGCAATGCAATGTTTAAAATTAAGTGGTTATTATTTAATGTTTTTATCTGGAATCATTAGTAAATGCCCAAATAACAAGTCCAATAAATGCTGCTGCTAGCAAAATTGATGCTATATATGTATTAACCATACTGTATAATGACGTAACTATTAATGATATTGAGATAAGTATTTGTATAAATGGAGAATATAAAACTTGTGTCGTTAGTTTCAAAATTATAATTGCTATTATTATAGAGATTATAAATATTATGATTGCATAAATGTATAGACTTATATGCTCCATGCCTACATTTCTATAACTGTCATTAAAAAAATGAGAAAGTTTTATTTTGTCACCATATTCTTTTTGGAAAAACTCTCTAGATTCATTTGCAGGTCTATAGAAAGTTAAGTAACCAAATAATAATATTATAAAATTAAATCCACAATATTTTATTTCTTCAAGTAAACTACTCATCTTATCATTCCCCTTTTGCATTAATGATACCAAAGAAATAACAATAACTGTCTAATAATTCAAAACTGTTATTTAATTATTCTTAAGTGTAAAATCTATTGCTTTTGTATCTAACCAATTTCACGAAATAATTTTAATGTATTCTACTTAAAATAACATACATAGTTACACAAACTCATTCCTCACTGCAACACAGGACGTTTCTCAGAATTATAAAACTGGTATTAGTATTTCACAATACTTATCTTTTCCCTCTTCTTCTTTATAACGCTCTAATATAGGTTCATGTTTTACTCTCAAATTATTGTTATCTATAATGTTTGGTAAATTAGAATAGAAGTCTTTCACGTCTTTTGTTGTATGTGGTATTGCAAAAACAACATATTTTCCTCCCGTAAAACTTCGAGAATTTATAAAATCATTTATCTTTACATCTTCGTCTATTTTTAAAACTAAATCATATCTACATGATTCTTCTTCGACAATTTGCGGATCGTCTAATGCTACACCTAATATTCCGTTAGTCTCAACATATCTCCAATAACTATTTTCTTTAATCCACTCTTTAAAATTCTTCATCATTTCATAATTCTTATTACTACCATACTTGCCTTTATTTCTAACATAGATCACATTACAATCATCTAAAACTTCGATTTTATAGTTCATTTTAGCACCTCCAACAATAGGCTAACCCGAGTTAAAATTTATTACAATATGTATTTTAAAATGCCTTTATAAACAAAAAAACGCCACTCAATGAGTGACGCTTGAAACGAATTATTTAACTTGTCCGTGTGCTATCTATTTAATTTGCCCTTATCATCAAAATTATGCCCTTTTTTTGCCCTTAATAATAATTATTACTATTCAAAATAACTATACTTTATAAATATAAATCACAAAAATTAAGTGTCGCCATTTTGTGATTTTTTTTGATTCACTTTTTCTTCAATATCTGTAATTAATTTATCTAAAAACTGATTATAAACCCCATTTCCCCAATTATTATTACTTTTATCTTCTTCATACCATTCGCTTAATAAAGGCATTATTTCTAAATAAATAAGTAACAGTATTTTAGCAGTTTTTTCATTTTCCTCTAGATTTCTAAAATCACCATTATATTCATCCATGTCTATATTAATCGAGCCATTAATATGTAATTTAAACACAAGTTTTTGATGGTTATTAAATCTCACTTTTAATTTTATCGAGGTCAACTTTCTACTCTCTAACAAAAATGCTATAGAACTAATCAAATTCATAACCGTATCTCCATCTGTAGTTATGCGACTAATTTCATCTTCAGCATCACCTTTGAATCCTATTATAGATTCTATTTTTAAAGTTTGTTCTTCTTGATTATCCTCATTTATTGAATAAACATTTAGAGAGTTATAGAATTTATAAATTAACCAAATAATAAAATCACTTTCAACCGCTATCTTATTATCGACAATTTCTTTATTACCAGTATAGTTCAATATATTCCTCAATATATTTTTTGAGTCTGAATGTCTGGAAATTATATAATATATTACATTTTTCTTTTCATAAGCCACAATATATCCACTAATTATTGATTCACTTTTTTCATTAATAAGAGCTGCTGTAGGTCTTACTTTTGTGAAACTAAAATCTATTTTCTCAAATTTTATACTTTCACTTTCTTTTTTATAACTGTTGTTTTCTAAAGAATGTTTATTTATTACTATATTTTTATAATGCACTTTTGTTTCATCATTTGTATTAAAAGAATTTTCCTCTTCGTTAACTAATAACTCTAATACTTTGTTAAAATTTTCATTTTCTTCATCTTTCCAACGTGTAGTATTTATCCCCATTTATTTATCCCCTTTTATTTCAATTTTTCTTTCGATATATTTTTTAAAACACCATTTAATATTACATACTATTTCTATATTTTGTTTTTGTTCAATTTGTTTTGAAGAAATAACATATTGAAAAGGAATAGTTAATATAGATTCATCTGTTAAACTTATTTCTTTTAAATCAATTGTTAATTCATTTTCTTTTTCTTCAAATAAATATAAGTAGTCCTCCCAATCAACATTAATGCCTTTCGGAAATATTATTTTGAGATTACTATCTCCACTAGGGAAACTCCCCACTTTCCTATCTAGTTTTATCCTTATAAAACCTACTTTATAACCATCTCCGCTCTTTATATATAAAGGAGTATCTCCATTTTGTTTATTTTCATTTAAAATTTGAACTTCTAATTTCGAAAACCTTCTATAAATTATTGTTTCAATTAGATACAATACAAATGATATTATTATGATAAGTAAACTTAACATAATATCTATAATGAAATCTCTCGATGGTTTAAGCACTGTATTAGAAACAAAGTCAATAAAATTTTCAATAAAATTAAATTGACCTAAGAATGACAATATAACAATACTCAAGATAAATACAAATAGAGGTTTTAAATTATTGTATATTCGCATAGCAATTAATCCCAAATATTTCATTTACTATTCTCGTCAAATCGTCTTTGCTTTCTTCAAGGGTATCTGTCTCTATTTTTATTATTCCATTATTTTGAATTGTAATTTCCTCATATTTCTTATTACTAATTACTTTAATTTCATGAATTTTAATGTAATGATTACTATCTTTGAAAACTTCATTATTTAACTTGTATAAATTATAGAATGATTCAATTTTCGAAAACTTATAATCATTAATATCTATATAAGGATTAATAGGGACGTTAATATTAGCTATTTCGTACTGCTTTTCAAGAAATGCAAATGCTAATTTTATAAGTATTTGATTATTTAATATCAATTCAATATTTCCTTTTTTTCTTTCCACTTCTAAAAATTCTAAATAATCGTGATTGCTTTTATATTTTAATAGTTCTAATTTTTTTTTGTTCATATTTTTAAATATTTTATACAAGTACATATTAACGTCCCTCCCTTTTTCTTTATGTTTTTTATTTATTATACTACTTTCTAAAACAAATTAATATCTATTAGTCAATTTTTATTCACGATCATTATAATAAACTATTCAATTAAAAACGCACCAACACTTATGCTGATGAGTGTATTATTAACTATCTTTTTTAAAATTTTCTTTGAACCCTTTTTTAATATCATCAATTAAGGAACTACTATCTACTAGGTTTGAAAATGTACTCATTACAAAAGTTATTATTTTACCAATTATCTCCATATAGCATTCTCCTTTACTATATGAATACCATGTTTTTGTATGATTAATCATTTTATGAGAGTATTCTATTCCTCAAATCTCCCTATATCATCAATATGAAACTCTGCATTCGGATATTGTTTACTTAAATTTACAATCTCTCTCTCATTCTTTTTCTTCATCTTCTCCAATACTATCAATAAATACAGGTGTAGCTACATTCGCTTATCTAACATTTACAAGTTACAATACATGGGTACATATTTTTTTCATTTCTTAGATCAATTTACTTTGGGCGTCGTGTTTCCCAATTCCCTTTTATACATGACTGAACGAATTGTTCATGCAGCTACCGTCACGAATGGTTACGGCAGTGTATAATAAAATGTATGTTTATTAAGTGAAGTGGATATATGTTAAAATAATTTTTAGTTAACATTACTTTCGTTGAAACTTAGTCTTACTAGTCATGTACTAGTGAGACTTTTTCGCATACAAAAAGGGCTTTACGCCCCTAAAGAGTTATGCTATTTATAAAAGCTTTTAAAGTGTCGAGATTGCCTAAACATACAGTATTTTCAATGGAGAAGAGATACTTAACGGAAAGGAAAGTGTCGCCAGTTAGACAATCTCAATTATCATTATTACACACTAATTATTATTTAGCCACACTATTATAATAAAAATCATTGCTTTGTATGCAATAAAGTAATAAATACGTTTCACTCCTTACTTTTCATCTACACTCTCACTTAGTCCGTCATGAGCTAAATTGAGAGTACTTTTTTATGCAAAAAAAGCTAACCAGTTAAGGCTAGCCCCTATGTAATCGAGGTAGAGTAAAAACTCTATGTACATAAGGATTTTAGAGATTATTAAATATCTTTTGCTATTATCTCATTATTTATATATTTGTCTGCAATAAAATAAAAAGCTATGCCCAATGGACGTAGCAAAGAAAAAATGAATTTCATAATAAAAATAAATTATAGAAGTACATTGTAAGTGAATAACTTCTAATGTTATTATACGCATTAATTTTACTAATTGTCTATGTTGTTTACAGTATCTATAAATGTTTAAAATTCTCGTTCCGTAGATTTAGTGAATGAAATTTGCTACTGTATGAAATGTAAAGTTTTGACAAGTTATAAATAAAAAGACTGTACCCAACGGATACAGTCAGTTTATTAAAGGATACTCAATTTTGAGTAGTAAATTTAGTAGCTACATTCATTGTCTTATAAAAGGCTCTAAATGTAAATAGAAAGTGCTTACTTTTTATAATCTACTTCATTTTCTTATAAGCTTTGGTAAAGAGAGTTAAGGTTAATAATATATACATAAAAAACGTCAAACCTATTAAGGCCTGACGCTATACATTTGAATAAATAAATATCCTATCATCATTTAACTTTATAGATGGCACTATCCTTCTATCTACGCCATTTTAGAACACACGGTTATCAGTCCTCATCTGGAATATCATTAATAATCATTGTTCTATTAGGGTGTTGTTCATGTATTTCATCTAATGCTTTCCGTTTTTCTTCTTCCTCATCTTCTGGCCATTCACCTATATTAATGAAAATCGGTGTGTCCGTAGATAACTCTTTCTTATCAATAAATAGCTTATGATACTTACCTAACATATCTCTAGCACGTAAACGGTCACTCGGCTTAATAGGTACCTCTACCATTTCTACATGCTCGTTATAAACTAGGTTCATTCTGTCAGTATCGGGATTGCGTTGAAATTCACCACGTTTAACGACAACCTCTCTCACTTCACTCTCATCACCTACTGCTGCATTACTTAAGATATGAAGTAATTCGTTAGCAGATAGTACACCCTCATCAATTACCCTCTTACGTTGCTCATCAATATATTTTGCTACCTTCTTATTTTTTAGTAATCTGCTCCCCTGTTCACTTGCAGTATGAGGACTATATCCAGCTTTAATTGCACTTTGTGTTACATTTAACGTTTTTAGGTATTCAGCGACAAATTTCTCTTGTCTAGGATTTAATTCACTCAAGTTATCCCTCCTATAATTTATCTAATAAATCATTCAATATTTGACGTATTCTTTCCCTACTTAAATTGAATATCTTTGCAATTTCATTCATTGATTTTCCTTCACATAGTAAGAAAAATATGTAGTATTCCCTTCTAGTCCCTACTGCATAAATAAGTTGATCTAGTTCATTAAAGAATACTTGATTACTTGTATTCTCATTTAGTGAAAAAGGTTCGGCTTCATCACTCAGTGAAAAGAAATCATCTATATTGGTATTTTCATCATTATACGTGGTGTCATGGTTCTCTTTTGAGTAGTCACGTATAAACTGCTTGATAGCTTCTCTGTCGTAACTCATGCCCTTACACTTACTTTCTGTCTCAGCTTGTATAAATCACGTTGTAGGCGTTCTATGAGGTCATAATCTATCGTCGAACCATTGGACTGCATATAATACATGATTTCCTTTTGTTCACCTGGTGTATATCGCTTAATAGCTTGTTTTAATTGCTGCATATTTCTATTAGATTTCGTTTTGAAATACTTTAACTTTTCCTTTTCTTCTATAATAGTAATTGCTAACTTCTCTAAGGGATATGAGATAGTTATAACGCCGTGAACATCACTTGTAGTCATGTGGGAGATGTTTAAGTGATACATCATCTCTATTTGCATAGTGATAGCCTTAATTTTAGTATTGATAAACTTAGGATTATATTCCGTTAGCAATGTGTACTCAGATATTTTATTTTCGTGATAGATTAGTGGGTATTTCACTCTTCTAAGGTTCATGTATGCACCTCACAAATAAAATGAGCCTACCTCTGAGGATAGGCAAGATATTTATTATTTAACTATGCGATTTTCTTCGGCCATTTTCCTAAGACTTGATTCTCTTTGGGATTTCTGGGCCATTTCGTCTTTTTTCTGTTGTCGAATATTTTGGGAGAATTGTTCTTCTACTACATCTAATAATTTATCACGATCTTCCTCTGACAAATCAGTTTCTAACATAATGTGATTGGATACCTTATCTAAATTATATTTTCTAGCCATTATTTATCACCTCTAAATTTAAGTTTATCTTTGAATTTATCTGTAAACGGTAATTCTATACTTGTAATATATGGACTATATAAAACATCTCTGAAATGATTTCGCAACTCCCTTTTTACTTCATCATCTTCGTCGAAATTTTCTATATGATATGGATTAGTGTAGCGCATGAACTCATCTTTATATCTGGCGTTTAAATCATCAACTTCATCTATCACTTTATTAAATTCTTCGATAATCGGCTCAAACTTCGCTAATATGCGTTTTTTGTCTTCTTGATATAAGTAGGGAAGATCTGCCTGGTGCTTGATTAATTCAATCGCTTTTTTACGTCTAGCTTCATCAAACACTTCTTTTTTAGTTGATAAGCGTTTCTCTAATGCTTTCAATTTCTTCTCATTACTATCAAATGTGGTATAAAGTTTATCAGCCTCATCATCTTGTGAGTTTGCAATTAGTTCTTTATATTTAACTTTATCCTCTTTAATTCGTTGTGTGAGTTCTTGACGTTCCTTTTCAAGTTTATTGATATTCTCTCTTTGACCTGTCACATATTCATTGTATTCATCAAAGTATTTAGCTGTTTTCAATGATATACCTCGTTTCAGTTATATTTTTTAATTTATTACTCTTGTGCAATCTCAGCAGCACCACGTACTAGATAAACTTAAATCTCAGTTTTCTTTAACGCCTCATATCGCTTTAAACTACCTTCGATATGACGCTTGATACTTCTTAAGGCTAATTCTTTCTGTTCCTCAGATTTAACCATGAAATAACCTCTTGCATCTTTTTTATAGCTGTATCCGATTGGATAACCATAATCAACTACTAAACTATTAATCGTATTTCTTAACCATCTGTCGTTGTTTCGGTTAAATTCCACATTCAATTGATTAAATATATTTTGCTTAGTAATAATCTCGTGCTTAGTGTTGCGTAATACGTTTAATACTCTGATATGATCGTTCGTTAATTCTTTTTCAATTGTTATTGTCATTGTTTTATCCTCATTTCATTCTTAATTGAGCAGACCTAAGTAAATGAGGAGGTATTAAATGAAACAAATCAATCAATTTACAATTTTTAACTATTTTGCATTCGTGATTTCAGCGAACAAGAAACTAACCAATCTACATAAAAGTATAATTACTTCTATAACACTATTATACTAAACTTACACCTAAATAACAAACAAATGTTCTTGTTTTAGTAACGTTTATATAACTTCTTAACATTCCGTTTAACACTATAAATAAAGCATTTATACTACTTTTCATACAATTTCACACACTTTCTGTTACAGAACTAATGTTCGTTTTCATCCTAAAAACAATCTGAAATCATTAACAAATCTTAACAATTACGATTTACATAAAAAAGCCATGCACCTATTAAAGTGCATGACCTATAATTTTACGCTTTCACTCCATCATAATAAGACTGTTTCAATTCATTCAGTCGCTTAATCAATGCTTTACTATCAACTTCATTAGCCTTCTCATTCTGGATAAACTCAGTAATGATTTTCAAGCCCTCAACTAACTCTGGTGCTGGTTCATTAATTCCAGTAGCTAACTGATACAATGCCTCCATATTACCTATAACATCAGCATTACTAGATTGAACGCCTTCAAGTTCGTCTATATTGAAATCTCTACTCATGTAGTCGAACATGTCACTATTATTACTTTCTGCAAAGGTTTCTAGGCCATACATAAAATACTCATTATCAAACATAAAACTAGCCATCATATCGCTTATAGTGTCATGTGTGCCATCATGTAAATCGTAACCAGTATAATGCCCCTCAATGCTCTCAATAAGTTTCTCAGTATGCTTTTCTGACGCAATCTCAAAAGTTTTTCTCACTTCACAATCTTTTATTAATACATGAGCATACATTTTACCTTTGCTTACTAGATACACAACATTAAACGGATCATTATATATCTTAAATGCAAAAGGTAATTTATAACTACTTTCACATAGTCCAGTAAAATATCTTAATAATGTTGCTGCTCTAGTTTCAAATTCATTTGCTATAATTTCAATGTTCATATTACTTACTCCTTTTCATTTTTGTTAATTGCAAACGTAACTGGTAACCAGTGATAAGTGTCTACATTATCTGATTTTAAAATAGGAAAGTTCAGACCTTTACCGTCGACCATGTATATAATTGATTCACACTGTTTCATTTCTATAACACCATCGTTTACTAGTTCACTTACTACATCGAAAGCCTGTTTATTCCAGCCATACCAAAACACAATATTACTATTCTCTAAACTGGTATATGCTCCTTGACCTTTATAATCAAAACCATTTTCATCAAATACTTTTTCTATTTCTACAAAAGAAGTACCAGCATTATCTTTTATATAATCTATTAACTTACTTTGTATATTCTTCATTACAAAACCTCACAGTATATTCTTTTTTCTCACACTAGCCTGTAATGCGATAGATCCTTTTATATCAGTATTTTCGCCGTATTCCTTACACCTTACAGATAATACGCTCTAGTTTATAATTTTTATTTAGATACTTTAATATTTTTATGAATTATTATTTAAGTGTAAGGTGTAAGGTATTTGTAATAAACTTAGTTATATCAACGCTTTTACACCTTACACTTTTCTAATATTCCTTACAGATTAGCGTAAGGTTTTTAATATAATACCGTTAGAATCATATATTACGTTGGTTGTATCTTTCACATAGAATCTTTTAGTTTTTTCTTGAGCTTTTGACCAGTAAGCTACAGATTTATATCCTAACTTTGATAATTCTTTAGAGAAATTCATTTTATTCATATTATGATAGCCATTGTTAGCACACCATATTTGATATATTTCATATGCTTTATCGGTATTTCTCCCCTCTACTACTGGCAATTGTCTGTAGTCTTTATCTTCTGCATCTTCGATAAACTGTAGCACTGGATTATTATCATGCTGATATTCTTCTTTGGTTTTTCTAGCAATTTGAGGTTCTATTATCTCGTTGTTTTCTAGCGTTCTCTTTAGACCTTTTAATGCTAAATTAAGCAAAGCTGACATATTATGTGGTGTTATCAATTTATTTAGTAACATCGGGTCTTTCTTTTGTCCGTCTTTACCAAATTTACGCAGCATAGGGATAATTACCATACGTCTATAAAACCCCTCACTCTTGTCATTGCTCATTGGTAATTCATTACTAGCAAATATGAGTTTTACATATGGTTTAAACTCAAATGCGTCTTGCCCTTTAAACTCAAGTGTAATGTAATTACCAGTAACAATAATCTTGAAGTTACCTGTATCTCTAATTCTGTTTGGATCTATATCATCGGCAATATTCACTAATTTCCCTTGCAAGTTAGCAGGTTTAAACTTATCGTTTAAATCATTAAAGGATAACGCCGTTGTATTCTCTGGGTTATAGAAATGGTGTAATAATTTAAGTAATGTCGTTTTACCATTACCACCTGGACTATAATAGAAGAAAGCAACTTGTAGGAAATTATCACGGTATAAACCGTAGCCAATCATTTCATAAATTAATTGTTCTACTTCTTCATCTTCATTTGAAATATCTTTGATGAATTTTTCTATCAAATCACTTTGCGCATCTTTATCAAAATCAACATCGATAATATTGGTTATATAGTATTGAGGACTAAACGACTTTAATTTTTCTTCTAAAGTGTCATATATGCCATTCTTTAACCCTATATAACGTGCTGAACATTGTTCTTGATAATTACCTAAACATAAGGTTTTTAACTTCTGAAACACTTCTTTATTTTGTTGTTCTCTCAAGGACGGAATATATTTAATGGTCATCTTACGAACAACATCTATATTTAGTGGTTCGTATTTCTTACCTGTGAACACATGAGGACGGTTATCAATATAGCAACCGTGATATTCTTCGTATAAAAATAATGAGAATTCATAAAATTTAAATCTATTTCCATCAAAGAAATCTTTTTCATCAAATATTGTTTTATTTTCCAAATAATCTGGAAATGTTGCCATAAAATACCTCCTTATCGATGTTCTCGTTTGTATATAGATTCAAATGTGGCGTTAAACTCTCTAGAACTCATTGGAGGGTTACAATTTTCATTCCACATATAGCAATATGCGTATACTAATGGATCTGGTACACGTCTATTGAGTAACACACCAATCAAAGATGTTAGCGTTTGATTTCGGTTACCTGTTGAGACCCCAAAGGCAATTGACTTCCAAAAGTCATTATCACGACGTTTAGGATATTTAAATTTAGTTGATCCCTTGTGTTGTGATTTATATTTTTCAAACCATTCTTCTAACATTTTAGTCCCCAAAATTGGGGCGTCACTATGTTGGTATAAGAACGGATATTTATCTTGTTGATATACGGGTAACGCCATCGCTCTGCTAGGTTGAAAGCTCCCCTCATCTACTGGGTGACCTATTTTATTTACCAAAACTTTTATATACTTACGGTAATCATCTGCATTGAGATGCTCATTCAATGGCACATACAAACGTATTCTAGGGCTTTCCGTTTGGTGATTAAACGTAGTATGCCAAAACCACGCAATGCCTTTTAAAGCGTCTGTAATTGCATCATGTAGTGGTCTCAACTTGGGTATGTCATCGTAGTCCAATACTAGAACATCACGATAAATTACATTGTCATTATTACGGTACTTTTTGTATTCTTTACCATCTTCATCAGTACTATCTTTTATATCGCCGTATACAGCTACACCACGAGCATACTTATTAGTATTATTTTGTGGTATTGATAACCTATTAATTAACTCACTCCATTTTGGTTGAGAAAAATTTTTAAAGGAACGAGAATCTAGGTTGTTATACCAAACCACTGATACTTGGGTATCGTGTTCTAGCTTTATTTTGTTCAATTTATTCACCTCTAGTGATTAACAGAGCAGAAAATGATACAATATATAAAGAGTATTTTATTAACTGCTCTGTTAATTTATTAATTTTCTATGCGTTATCTGATTCTGTCGGCAAACTTACATCAGATGCGCATTTTTCTATTTCACGGATTTTTTTCATAATGTCGTCAAAATCTTTCATATACATAAGCATTAAATCAATAACCTGTGTGTTTTTGATACGGTGTTCGTGATATTTCCAGCCATGCGTATATATTTCTTTTTTAGTTAACATATGATTAGGTTCATGTGTGAAATACTCATCATCAAACCATACAAAAGATGTTACAACATCATTAATTTTCTCTTGTACTACTTCTAAATCATCAAATAAATTTCTTAATTCCCACTCCATTGTTGCTTAACTCCTTAACTAATTTTTTTATTATAGATTTCTTTAGCTTCAATTAAACTTTCTAAAGTACGTTTGCAGTAGTCTATTTTTTCCAAATCTTCACAACTGAAGAAACTTAACTGACTTTGACTTTCAAATATAATTTCTTCTTCATTTTTAATAATCCAGTTGATAGCATGCATGATATTTTGTTTATTCACATCTAATTTAGCAGCCATTATTTCACTCCTTTATCGCAATAATTCATCAAGTTCATTCATAAGTGTTTGAACATTTGTTTCTTCTATTTCCAGGTCATCTCTGATTATTCTTTGAAATTGCTCTAATGCTTCAATTTCACGCTCATTTAATAAATAGGTATCCATATAAGTTGCTAATGCATTAAGCATTTCATTGTGTGCCAAAGCACGACCTAATGAATATTTGGTTTCACCGTATTTAAATGTAACTTGTTTCATTCCTTTTAAATTTTCTGAAATATCCATCTTATTTCACTCCATCAAAATTATTTTCAATTTGTTGTATAGCCCACTCAATCATTGCTTGTAAGTGTTCTTCACGATTTACGGTTTCAGTCCATTCATTGTGTCCTTCTTTAAAATGATGTTCATATTCAGTTGCTTTATCCCCAACAGTTGTTCCTAACGTTGTATAAATATCTTGTATAACGTCTTTTTGTTCTTGTTCCATTTCCTATACACTCACTTTCTTATCTTTAAGTTCGACAATTCTATTAATATCTAACTCCATACACGCAATTGAAATATTAGGACTAACTTCAGGAAAATGTTTCTTAAATACATCAGGCGCTATATTCAATAACAAATTACCTTTCACATCTTTCACATTAAACCAACCTACTATACTTTTTGTAATTACTACTTGTTGTTTCATGTCTTTATCCTCCTATGAACCTACTTTAATGTTTTTACTAAACAAATCATCAATTGACATACCATACATTTCACTCAAGATTTTAGCCTCTGGTAATGTGAAATGAGCTTTGCCACTTTCTTTCAACTGATAGCGTTGTGGACTTATTCCTAATTTCTGAGCTACTTTCCTTTGAGTATCTCCCTTTTCTTTTCTTGCGATGTATAACATCGGATAATTTAAATTTGCCATTGCAGTTCCTCCTTTTGAACTTTTTAGAACTGTACTATAAAAAATTATAAGTTCTTCAAAACAGAACTTTTTAGAACTTACAAGTTAATAATAATGTCTTTAGTTAAAAAAGTCAATAAAAACATTGTACTTTTTAGAACTTTAGTTATATTATATAGACATATATTATTAATAAGGAGGCTATTTCATGTACGATAAAGCTTCTATCGGAAAAAGAATAAAAGAAATTAGGCTGAAAATTGGAAAGACGCAAACACAATTCGGTGATTTATTTTCAGCAAGTAAAGGTAATGTAGCAACTTGGGAAAAAGGAGTTTCTTTGCCAAATGCTAAGCGATTAAAAGAAATTGCAAGGCTTGGGGATATGACAACCGATCAATTATTATACGGTTACAATAAAGATGTGTATATCACAATTTATAATAATTTATTAGAAAATAATCCTAAAGAAACCTCTGTTGGTAAAGCATTAAGATACCCAGAAAAAGCAGTAATTAACGAATTATTAAAATCTGCAATTGAATATACGAGCGAAGTACCTATTTTTAAGGATAAGATAAAATCAGAAGAAGATATACTAAAAAATGAATTTTATTATTTTATAGAAAAAACATTTTTAGATTATTATGTTAAAAATCATAAATCTAACAATAATATCTTAATCCTAGCAGAAGATTCCATAACTAATATAAAATCTAATATCAGTGAGTATCAATTTTATGATTTTAACTTACAATTACCAAAAATTTTTAATGAGGCTACTTTGCTTTTTGATGAGTATGAAAATTCTGTTAGTTTAGAGTTGTTAAAAGAAATTGAAAAATTAAGCACCAATTTTTTAGAGGAAATTAACAAATTGAAAGCTAAATATCCAGATAATACTCCACAAAGGATAATAAATGCACAAGTATTTCAAAATGAACCTCTCAAACCGTTAGCTAATTATTCGTTTGATATTCCAGATATTAAAAATAATAAAGATAAGCAAAATTACATTTTCGAAAACCTAAATACTACTATCAATGAGTTAATAAAAGATAATCCTCAATTAATAAAATGGATTAATAAAAATTATATTCACAAGTGTGATTTAAATGAATCATAATTTAAACCTATCCCATAATATCCACAAAGATGGTAAACGTGGCACATACTATTTTAGAATTACCTATTATGATAGAACCAATAAAAGAAAAGAGATAAAACGCTCTGGTTTTAAGCAACGTAAAGAAGCTGTAAAAAAATGTAATGAGATTATGAATGAGTTAGAAGGTATAGGACATATAAATAAATTGCCTTTTAATGAGTTAGCAAATGAATACTTAGATTGGTATTCTGCTAGACGTAAATCATCTAGTGTTAAATCTTTAAAAACACATCTAAATAATCATTTAATACCATATTTTAAGTCCATTGATGTATTTGAAATGACTACTCAAGATATAATGAAATTTCAAAATAGAAAACTGAAAGAAAATCATTCGGGTGAATATTTGAAAAAGATGCACATATTTATTGTTTCATTACTTAACCATGCCATGAAATATCATGGTTTACAAAATAATGTTGCTTCGTTAGTTGGAAATTTTGAAGTTGAATCAAATAAACGTTTTAACTATTGGACTTTAGATCAATTTAATCAGTTCTATGAAGTATTACCTACTTTAGAGCAAAAAGTATTTTTTAAATTATTATTTTATAGTGGTGCAAGAAAAGGTGAAGTACGTGCATTGACTTGGGAGGATATTAATTTTAAAGAAGAATATATACATATCAATAAAACTGATTATCACGGTGAAGTAACAAGTCCTAAAACTAAAGCTGGTATACGTGATATATATTTGCCAACTCATATGATGAATGATTTAAAAAATTATCATTCTTGGTATAAAGAACATAATATGTATAAAGATAGTTACGTTCTATTTGGCACGTTTTTCAAAGCATTTAGTGAAAGTAAAATTGATCGTTGGTTTACTAATGCTTATAAGTTACTTCCTACTGACTTCCCTAAAATTGTAATTCACGAAATACGCCATAGCCATGCGTCACTTTTAATTAATCATGGTGCTAGTTTAATGGTTATCGCTCAAAGGTTAGGTCATTCTTCAATTGAAGAAGTAAGTACACGTTATGGACATTTATATCCTAGTACACAAAAAGAAATAGTTAAATATTTATGAGGTGAAGAATTCAGTGTCAATTTTTAAAACAATATTATCTGTTATATCGATAATTATTAGTATATTTTGTTTGATAGTCTTAATACGATTTTGTTTTGATACAACTTTCAGACATTGGTTCATAGAAAATGATTACCTTGAAATGCTCAAAGTATTAACTCCAATACTAGTTGCTATTTTCGTCTACAAATATACTACAGATAATCATAAAAGAACTTTGTTGAATGAATTAGATTCTAAATCAGAGTGGAGAAAGACATTATTTGAAATTGCAGGTTCTTCAGAAAATAAAATGAAGAATTTATATCAATTTAGAGCCGCATTAAGATTCACATACAAAAACGAGGACAAATATTTTAAGCATAAATACTTTGACTGTATGAACATTATTATTATAAAGTATTGTGAAAATTTAATAAGTCAAAAACGAACAGAAGATAATGAAAAAAATGAAAATAAACAATCTAATTTAGAAAACTATGAAATGGACTCAATTAGATTATTTTGCATTTACATGTTAGCAGATCATTGGGAAAAAAACCAAAACAAAAATTTTAAATTTGCCGATCCAGAAAAAGAAATAGAGTTATGTATAGACACTTTACAAAAATTTCTTACTATTAACGATAAAAACTACTGTTATAAATCACATAAAAACAATTTAGATAGAGATAATTTTATCTGTTTGTATAAGCAAAGTTTAAACTTCATAAATTCTATGACATCCTAA